ACATTGTGTGTTAGTAAAAATAAAATAAATGGTTATCATGGTGAACCTGTGTGTACCATTAGAAGGAGTATAAGTAGGTACGAGGTATGATAACAACAGTAGACGTAGAAACATCGTGGCAAAGAAATGAGAATGGGGGATATGATCCTTCACCTTTTCACCCAGATAATATATTAGTTAGTGTAGGAATTAATGATGAATATTATTTTACAAATCATAGTGAGAGAATAGATAAAGGTTGTTTCCATAAGATACAATCTATATTAGATAAGACTACATTATTAGTAGGACACAATATAAAATTTGATTTGATGTGGTTATTAGAGTCTGGATTTAAATATAGTAATAGAGTTTATGATACAATGTTAGGTGAGTATATTCTTAATCGTGGTATTAGAAAAAGTTTAACACTTGAGATGTCTTGTCGTAGAAGAAAGATAGGATCCAAAGATGATAGGATAAAAGAATTTATGGATAGGGGTGTATCATTTGAAAACATACCAGTAGATGTAGTAGAAGAATATGGTAAGATAGATGTACAGATAACTAGAAGACTCTTCGATTCTCAGATGGCAGATTTTAGATTACCTAAAAATAAAGAATTACTTATGACAGTTAAGATGATGAATGAGTTTCTAATTGTATTATCTGATATGGAACGTAATGGTATAAATATAAACCTAGCTGAATTAGGACAAGTAGAAAAAGAATATAGAGCAGAGTTTGCTTATCTAAAACAAAAGATAGATAAGATTGTTTATAAACAAATGGGAGATACTAAAATTAATCTTTCAAGTCCAGAACAATTATCTTGGCTAATATATTCTATCAAACCAAAAGATAAAAAAGAATGGTGTAAGATATTTAATATTGGTATAGATAAAAATACTGGTAAGAATAAAAGAAGACCTAATTATTCTAGACAACAATTTAGAAATTTAGTTGATAACAATGTAGAAAAAATTTATAGAACAGTTGCGGAACAATGTATGGGATGCAAAGGTAAAGGTGTTATTAAAAGAATTAAGAAAGATGGTAGTCCATATAAAAATTACACTAAATGTTCTGAGTGTGATGGTGATGGATTTACATATACTCAAATGGCAAAGTATGCAGGATTTAGACAAAGACCTAGAAGTGTATATGATATTGCAGAGTCTGGTTTTAGAACAGATAAGATAACTTTAACTAAAATTGCTGCTGAAGCAGAAGGTGAGTTCAAAGAGTTTATTGATTCTATTGTAAGGCATAATGCAGTTGATACATATCTTAATACATTTGTAGAAGGATTAAAAAACTTTACAAATGAAAAAGGTTTTTTACATCCTAAGTTTATGCAAGCAGTTACTGCTACTGGTAGATTATCTAGCAGAGATCCTAACTTTCAAAATCAACCAAGAGGTAAAACTTTTCCTATTAGAAAAGTTGTTACATCTAGATTTGAAAAAGGTAGTATACTTGAGATAGACTTTGCACAACTAGAATTTAGAACAGCAGTTTACTTAGCACAAGATAAACAAGGTATGGAAGATATAAAAAATAAAATAGATGTTCATAAATACACTGCAGATATTATAGGTGTGTCTAGGCAAGATGCAAAGGCACATACATTTAAACCTTTGTATGGTGGTGTGACTGGCACAGAAGATGAGAAAAGATATTATACTAAATTTTTAGAAAAATATAAGGACATAAAAGTTTGGCATGATAAATTACAGAGTGAAGCAATAAGATTTAAACAAATTAAATTACCAACTGGTAGAGAATATTCTTTTCCTTATGCAGAAAGAACACCTTGGGGTGGATCTACATATGGAACACAGATAAAAAATTATCCTGTTCAAGGTTTTGCTACAGCTGATATTGTACCACTTGCTTGTATAAATATATATAAACTTATGCGAGAACAAAAGGTAAAAAGTTTACTTGTAAATACAGTTCACGATTCTATTGTGGCTGATGTTTATCCTGGAGAAGAAGATGTGATGAGTAAGATATTTAAACAGGGCACATCAGATGTAATACCTGCACTCAAACAGTATTACAAAATAGATTTTAATGTCCCGCTTGACACTGACCTTAAAATCGGTTACGATTGGTTAAATATGGAGGAGGTAAAATGACCAAAATAATAGAGGCTTTAGAAACATTAGATGATTATAATGATGATCAGTATTCTGCTTATCTTGAATATACATCATTAAAAGATCAGTGTATCATTGAGCCAACTACATTGTATATAGAAAAAAACCATGAGTATTTTTCAGAGTGGGAATACTTTGCAAAAGCTGATGGGTTAGAAATCAAAGTAATAGAAGGAGATACTAGAATATGTTAGCTAAATTATTTGTTTATTTAGGTGGGTGTGCGACACTTTGCGTTATACTTTTAATGATATATTTAACTATTAGTTTATTTTTTTATTGATTTTTTATATAAAGTATGATATACAATAACTTAAAAATAGGAGGACAAAATGTCTGATAATAACTTAGTAAATATAAAAGGAATGTCTGATGAGCAAATAATGCAAGCCATTGGACAAGACGATGGATCTAATATGGGTACAAATATACCTAGGCTAGCGATCAATCGAACACCAGAAGATGACAATGGTAATCAATTACCAGTAGGTCACTTCTCTACATACGATGCCAGTGTAGGTCAAAATGTTTATGGGAAACCAATTACATTTAGACCATTCATAAGTGCTATGCAATACATGCACTATGATGCTGACAAAGGAGAGTATGTTAATAGATCTATTATATTTAAAAGCTGGAAAGAAGAAGCCATAGATATTCTTGGTGGCACAAGATGTGGCAAGATCCCTTTTAAAGATAGATCAACTCTAACACCTCAAGAGTTAGAGCAACAAAGAACAATAAGATGTTACAAACTTGTATATGGCTTATTGTCTTTTAACAATGGTAAAACTGCACAAGGCAATGCACATAATGTGGAAAATTTACCTGCCCTATATCGGGTAACTGGTACTGCATTTTCACCTGTAAGTGCTGCCTTAGATCAATTAAAGAAAAGAAAAAAACTTATGTTTAATTGTACATTTACCATAGATACCAAGAGGCAAAAAAAAGGTGGTAATGTTTTCTACGTACCAGAGATTGGTGTGAATGCTGAAGAAAACTTACAGTTATCTGATATGGATATGGAAACATTAAAGGTGTTTCAAGATTCTATCAATGAAGAGAACACTGAAGTAATTGCCGCTTATAATAAAGCAAAGAATAGTAAATCAAATGTTAAAGATAAGATAGACGCAGAGATAGTTGAAGATGTTAGTAACGAATCTCCAGAAGAAATCTTAGCATCATAATGAATACTATACTTTTAAAAGTTCAAAAGTATCTTGACAATGTATCTAAGTCTCCTGTAAAGCTAGATGACAAGTTAGTTCAAGAGTTTGGTGAGGCGTGTAAAAACGCCTTACTTAAACAGTTTGAAGAAAACAGAAGAGATAAGTTTGAACCTAGAATGTCAAATATAGGTAGACCTTTGTGCCAATTACAGATGGAAGCTAAAGGTATTAAAGGAGAAGGACAACCTTATAATGTAAAGATGAGGAATACATTTGGGGATATGATAGAAGCACTAGCAATATTAGTTATGAAATCAGCTGGTGTAGATATTAAAAATGAACAAAAGAAAGTTACATATAAATTTAATGGAGATAAAATTGAGGGTAGACAAGACGTTGAGATTGATGGAAAAGTTTGGGATATTAAAAGTGCATCACCATATTCGTTTGAAAAAAAGTTTGGAGAGTCGGGTGGATTTAATGAAGTTGTTAAAGAAGATTCATTTGGCTATGCATCGCAAGGTTTTTTATATGGAGAAAGTCAAGAAAAAGATTTCGGTGGTTGGATAGTAATTAATAAATCTACAGGTGAATGGACAGTATGTGAGACACCACAATCTGTAGAAGAACATAAAGTTACAGCTTTAAAACTTGCTAAAGATAACTTTAAATCATTAAAGGATAATAAACCTTTTAAAAGATGCTACACAGATGTAGCAGAAACATTTAGAACTAAACCTACGGGTAATAGAGTTTTGGGTTTTGTATGTTCATACTGCCCATACAAACTTCCTTGTTGGGGAAGAGATAAATTGCAGTTGTTACCACAGCAGCAATCTAAAGGTAAGAATCCTAAATGGGTTTGGTATACTTCGGTTACAAATCCAAGGGAGGAAACCAAAGAGTTTAATGGTGGATAGTTTAAGGGGTCTATTCACCATTGACTCTTTTAATATTATAAATATGCATTTATATTTTATAGTTTTTAAAAATAAAACAGATAAAGATTATAAATTATTTACTAATACTATATTTGATAAAGAAAAAGATGCAGATGAATTTGGAAAGAAAAGTATGAAAAGAGGATATGAACACAAAGTATTAGATTATAGTAAAGAAAATTACACTAGGTATTGGAATGAAAAATAAAAAACTAGGTGCACTTAATTATATAAATTCTGTTAAGGTTATAGTTCAACCTTGGCAAAAAGGTTTTAACTGTAGTATAGTTATGGATAGTAAATCTAAAATGTCTACAGAGGAGTATGAATTATGTTCTACAATAGCAAGAGGCATGATAAAGATGGCAACTACCGACCCCCATTCAACGTTTCTGTGGGGCTTACGTGGATATGCTGAAGATAAAAAGAAGAATCAAAAAGATCTAACCATTAGTTCTGTTGCAGAATTTGATGATGATTCTAATGTTATAGATTTTCTTGAGTTTTTAAAAATGAAACGAGATAAGGAGTTAAACTAGTGGCAACACATTTAGTTATAGGTGACCCTCATTGTACACCTAAAGCAAGCAATGAAAGATTTCTGTGGGCAGGTAGACTGGCAGCAGATTATAAGGTTACTCATGTAGTATGCATGGGAGACTTTTGTAGTATGGATTCTCTATCTACATATGATAGAGGTAAAAAATCCTTTGAAGGTAGAAGGTATCAAAAAGATATGGATCATTCACATGAAGCATTATCTTTATTTAATAAAGGCTTAGGTAAATACAAACCTAAAAAGATTATGCTACATGGTAATCATGAAGATAGGATTGATAGATTTGTAGATGAAAATCCAGAATTAGATGGCACTGTAAAGATTAGTGATCTAAAGTTTAAACAATATGGATGGGAAGAAGTTAAGTATAAAGCTATTAAAGTTTTAGATGGTGTACATTATTCTCATCACTTACCTTCTGGTATAATGGGATCCGCAATATCTGGTGAAAATATTGCAAGAAGTATATTGACAAAGCATAAGGTTTCTGCTACAGTAGGTCATAGTCATTTATTAGATTATGCAGTATCAACATTACCTAGTGGTAAAAAGTTACATGCTCTATCTGCTGGATGTTATTTAAACCATACAGAACATTTTGCTAGAGATACTCAGCACATGTGGTGGAGTGGTTTGATTGTTAAAAAAGAAGTTAAAGATGGTAATTATAATATGGAGTTAATTGATATCAAAACTGTTAGGAGGGAATATGGTAAAAGATAAACGTACATATACAAAGAAGATGGATCATGGTAGTGACATAACATTTGAAAATGAAGTAAAGTATGATAATGTTAATGCACCATCACACTATCTTCATGGTAAAAAAGAAACTATAGATGTTATATGTGATTGTATGACAGGTGATGAGTTTCATGGCTACCTAAAAGGTAACATATTAAAATATGTTTCTAGGTATAAATTTAAAGGAGAACCATTAGAGGATTTACATAAGGCTCAGTGGTATCTTAATAGATTAGTTAAGGAGGTTAGTAATGGGTCAAGTTAAACAAGCAATACTAGAAGTAGATGATTTTGTTTCTGCATGTGTTAGAGACGGTAGAACTCTTAATCAAACAATAAGAGATGCAAGAGAGTCTAAAGCTGCAAAAACTAATCCATATCTTGATGATGAAGATATGGTAGAAAATAAATATTATCAATTTAAAGGAGCAGAGTAATGAGTAGAGATATAATAGATGCTTTGAAAAAAAAGTATGAAGCAGAAGTAGATATAGCAAAAGCTACAATACAAATATACCTAGATAAACCTGTAGGTATAGGTGAACACGCACAGTTTGCTGAAGAGATAGATAAACAACTATCATCAATAACATGTGCAACTGATAAAATAAAAGCAATAGATACACATTATCCTAATGAGGATGATATACCATTTTAATAGGAGGATAGATGGCTGATCAAAAGAAAGAAACACCAAAGACTACCCCAAGAATGTATAATATAGATTCTGAAAAACTAATGGATATCATGCGATATCTCATGACAAGACCTTATGGTGAGGTTGTTAAACTGATGAATTCTCTATCTACACTTACACCTGTAAATTTAGATGGAGGGAAAGATGACGGAAAAAAATAATAACAAACATTACACTGGTATATTGTTTGAACTAAAAATAGGATTAAATGAAAAGAATACTATTGTAATAGATTATGGAGGTAAGCCTGTAGGTAAGATTAGAGAAGCCTTAAAAGGTTTACCTTATCATGGTAATTTATGTGCTGCTATAATAAATCATGCTAACTCTGTAGGTAAAAAATTAGAAGATGATATCAAACAAATTATACAAAAGGTTTAGAAAGATGTTCTGGCATAATATAATAATGGAATTACTTGAAAGATATGCTTCTAATCTTAGTAGCTATCTTTGGAGAAAAAGATGGGGTGATAGATCTCTGTATCAATCAGACCAAAAAAAAAGACACTTAGAGTAAAACTCTAAATGTCTTGTTGTTGCCTGCGGGGGGAGTCTTTATGGCTCCCCTTTTTTTTTATTTTATATTAACAGTTCCAAGCACGAAGTGCTTTATTAATCCTACTATTAGGATCTCTTGCTGTCTTAGCTGAAGTAAGTTTTTTCTTCATACCTTTCATACGAGCACAAAATGAAGCACGTCTTTTATTTCCTACCTTTTTACTAGGAGCCTTTAAGTTTCCCCCAGTTGCACGATTGTAAGATGCACGACCCTTAGCATTTAATCCTCCGCTAGGATTCTTACCTTCCTTACGTTGCCATGCTGGTGTCTTAGCCATTATTTTTTCCTAACTGTCATTGCTGCTCTTCTAAAGTTTGCAGCAGTAGGTGCACCTTTAGCACCTTTCTTTTTCATTTTACCACCACGCTTTCTTTTAGCATGGATGTTAGCATATAAACCTTTTCTCATTATTTTTTCTTTTTATTTCTTAACATAGCAAAGTCTCTCTTAGTAAGTTTTCCATCTTTGTCCATGTCTAGTTTTTTTCTTTTACCCATTACTTTTTTCTTTTTCATAGGTTTCATTTTTCCGTACATCATTAGCTATATCTCCTATATTTAGC